AATTAACTGGTGGTACAGATGATTATGCTGTAACTGCTGGTGAGATGGAACTTGCATACGATAAGTTTGCAGATACAGAATCATTAGATATTAATTTAGTAATGGGTGGTTCATCAAGTATTACAACAGATAGTGCAGCTGGACAGGACACATTTGTAACAATGATTACTGCTCTTGTTGAAGGACGAAAAGATTGTGTGGGATTTGTTTCACCATATCGTTCTGCAACAGTTGGTGTTGCATTATCATCTACTGCAACAGAAAATGTTAAAGCTGCATTTGATTTATGTCCATCATCATCTTACATGGTATTCGATAGTTCATACAAATATCAATACGACAAGTACAATGATGTGTTTAGATTTGTACCAATGAACGGAGATACTGCTGGTCTTTGTGCAAACACAGACAATGTTGCAGATGCTTGGTTCTCACCTGCTGGATATAACAGAGGTGGAGTAAGAGGTGCAGTTAAACTTTCTTACAACCCATCAAAAGCAGAAAGAGATATCCTGTATCGTGCAAGAGTTAACCCAGTTGTTAACTTTCCAGGCCAAGGTGTTACATTGTTTGGAGATAAAACTGCATTAGCAAAACCAAGTGCATTTGATAGAATTAACGTAAGAAGATTATTCTTAGTTCTAGAAAAAGCAATTGCAACTGCATCTAAGTTCCAACTCTTTGAGTTCAATGATGAGTTCACAAGAGCACAATTTAGAAACCTAGTTGAACCTTTCTTAAGAGATGTTCAAGGACGTAGAGGTATATCAGACTTTAGTGTCGTTGCAGATGGAACAAACAATACTGGTGAAGTTATAGATAGAAATGAGTTTGTTGCAGATATCTTTGTAAAACCTGCTAGGTCAATCAACTTTATAACCCTAAGTTTCATTGCCACAAGAACTGGTGTGAACTTTAGTGAAGTAGGAGGTTAATCATGGCAAACATAGATGATTTTAAAGCAAATTTAATCGGTGGTGGTGCAAGAGCTAACCAGTTTAGGGTTACAATAACTCCACCCCCAGGCATAGCAATAGGTTTAGACGTAAGACGTGCATCATTCCTAGTCACTGCATCTAACTTACCTGGCTCAAATTTAGGTGAGATACCAGTACCATTCAGAGGAAGAAATATTTATGTTGCTGGAGATAGACCTGCTCCAGAGCCTTGGTCAACAACTTTCTATAATGATACTGATTTTATGATAAGAAATGCAATGGAAAGATGGCATAATGGAATTAATGATTTTGCTAATAATACTGGTGTTGTAAACTCTGCTGATTTTCAGACAGACTTATTTGTAGAACAATTAGATAGAGATGAAACAATTCTAAAGACTTATATTTTTAGAAGTGCGTTCCCTCTAACTGTTGGACAAATTGATTTATCAACAGCAGAAGCAACTGAAATTGAAACATTTGAAGTTACTTGGAGATATCAACACTTCGAGCCATCAGGTGTTAGTTTTTAACCTACTAAATAGTATTACACAACAAGTAGGAGTTTTATAATGGCTGACCTTTTTGGGTTTCGTTTTACACGAATAAAAGATGATAAGAACAAAGAAAATTTCACTCTGCCGTCTGAACAAGACGGCACGATTGATGTCGCTGGTGGAGGTTTCTTTGGACAAGTCCTAGACACTGATGGAAGAGAAAGAACTGAGTCTGACCTCATTCGTAGGTATAGAGATATTGCACAACAACCAGAGTGTGATAGTGCAATAGAAGATATAGTCAACGAAGGTATCGTTGCAAATGAAAGAGCTCAAGCAATCGCAATAGTTCTTGACCAAATTCCATATCCAATGAAAATTAAAAAATCTATAGAAAAAGAGTTTAACTCTGTTCTTAGATTACTTGACTTTGATACTAAAGGACATGACATATTCAGAAGATGGTATGTTGATGGAAGATTGTATTACCACAAAGTAATAGATACAAAAAATCCTAGACTTGGTATTCAAGAAGTGCGATACATTGACCCACGCAAAATTAAAAAAGTTAGAGAATTAGATAAAAGTACAAAGAAAGGTACAAGTATTGAAGTAGTTCAAAAGAAAAATGAATACTATATCTACAATGACAAAGGAATGTTTAGTGGTGGATATGGTGCTGGTGCAAATGAAGGATTAAAGATTTCACCAGACAGTATTACCTATGTGCCTTCTGGAGTTATTGACCAGAACAAAGGTAATGTATTATCTTATTTACACAAAGCAATCAAACCTGTTAATCAGTTAAGAATGATAGAAGACGCATTAGTTATCTATCGTATCTCAAGAGCTCCAGAAAGAAGAATATTCTACATTGATGTTGGTAATCTACCAAAAATTAAAGCAGAACAATATCTGAAAGATGTTATGAATAGATATCGTAACAAACTGGTATATGATGCATCTACTGGTGAAATCAGAGATGACCGAAACCATATGTCAATGTTAGAAGATTTCTGGTTACCGAGAAGAGAAGGTGGTAGAGGAACAGAGATTACTACTTTGCCTGGCGGTTCTAATCTTGGTGAGATTGATGATATAACTTATTTCCAAAGAAAACTATACAGGTCTTTGAATGTTCCTATCTCAAGATTAGAAGCTGAACAAAACTTTTCACTTGGTAGGTCAACAGAGATTACAAGAGATGAACTTAAGTTTACAAAGTTTGTACAGAGAATAAGAAAGAAATTTACACCATTACTTACTGATATGTTAAAAACACAATTAGTATTAAAAGGTGTAATGACAATAGATGAGTTTCATAATATAAAAGAACTTATACAGTTTGACTTCTTACAGGACGGACACTTTACTGAACTAAAAGAAGCAGAACTAATGGAAAACAAATTGCAGACACTTCAATCCATAGAGTCATATGTTGGTACGTTCTTTAGTAAGAAGTGGGTACAGAACAATGTACTTAGACTTACTGATACAGAGATTGAAGATATGCAAAATCAAATGAACAAAGAAGCTGGACTTGACCCAGAAGATGGTGGAGTTGATGTTCCAGATAATACAGACGGTATCACAAGATATCCATCTATGGACGGAGCACCCATACCACCAGATGATATAGATGATGGAAGTCCTAAAGATGATAAAGAAGGAGATGATAAATGAGTAGTAAAGATTTCGTAAGTGCATTAGCAAAAGGTAGTAACCTAGATGCAGAAGATGCTTTTAAAAGTGCAATTGGTACAAAAGTTACTGGTGCGTTAGAAACAAAAAGACAAGAACTTGCAAAGGGATTTGCAAACAACCATATACCAGAACCAGAAGATGACAAAACAGTTTAACAACTTTTATTCTTCATTTATGGAGAAGGACGAACATAAGAAATCTAAGGAGTACAAAAAGTTAAATCCTAAGATGCGTAAGGCTGTAGATGATATTTTTACAAAAATGGATTCTAAACCTTCAGATTTCCTAAATAGTTTTGAAAAAACAATAAAAGATGTTGCAAAAAAGTACAGAGTATCCGATAAAGACTTACTGAAGTATTTTGAACGAGAAATGTTGACAATAGGATAAAAAACATGGCATTCAAATTAGTACGATATATTGGTAAACAAGCGAATGGCGATAACAACGCACATTCAGTTTCACTGGGTGCATTAAGTCCTAATGGTGCGTTACGAGTAAGTGAGTTCGGTGGACAAGATGGTATTATTAAAGTAACACAAGCAGGGACAGCAGCTGCACAAGATTCTAACGGAATTTATTTAAGAGCAAATACAACAGTAATAGTAACTCCAGAACAAAGACCAAGTAATCTTGGTGGTTCAATTGTTGCATTAGACGGAACAGATTCAGATGGAACTGATAGTGGAGATGCGATTGCTTTAGAATCAGGATTAGACTCAACTGGAAACAGTAAACTATTATTTGATGGTGGACAAGTAGACTTCACTCTTTCTGTTATAAATGAAACAAATGGAAGTAACACAAGCGTATATGTTGAAGAAGTTACTTTAACAAACACATTGTAGGATAGTAATATGAATACTATAAAACTTATATCAGAAGAAATACAAGATGTAGAATATCTTACTGAACAAAAAGAAGGTGGTAAGAAAGAATACAAAATTAAAGGTATCTTTATGCA